CCTTTTGTTTTAAAGCGTCAATTTCGCTTGTAGGTAATTGAGATTTTGTTACAAGCGGGTCTGCCGCAAATTTATTTTGTTCCATAACTTGTAGGAAAAAGTTGTTATATGTCGGAAACAGTCCATACGCTTGGCTGATAGACAAGAATGAAGATTGTTTGCCTTGAATCTCCCCAATATCACGCCCAATGGCTGATACGACCTTGCTTAAATTGCTCATAATTCACCCCCCCTGTTAGAGAGTGTTTTTCGCTGTGTTATATACGCTCACAAGGTCTTCTTGCTCGATTGTGTCGATACGAGTTCCCAATTCGGTCATTTTCGTAATGATGCCACTATCAGTATTGCCACCCGCAGCGCTGATTTTGTCAGCGATTTCCTTGAGTGTGTCGAGCTCTTCCGGCGCATTACCTATGATATCAGTTTTGACTTGCGTGATTGCTTGCGTCAAACGTTCTTCAGTGATACCTTCCGAACCTTTATCAGCCTTGCCTGCTAAGGTTGTTTTAATTTCTTTGATATCAGCTCCGACTGCTGTGGCAAAATCATGTAATTTACTCATTTAATTTTCCTTTCAAATTTTAGCTAGATTGTAGATGTTAACGAGGTCTTCCGTGGTATCACTGCCACCGACAATGTACCCAGAATCTCGCAATTCATCCGCTAACAGTTTTAATTTAGGGTCTTTTTTTGATGGGATAGCACCGTCGATGTTTAGTGAGCTCTTGACTTTAACCTTGAAATTGTTAGACGGGAAAATATGTCCGTTCAGTTTAACTTCGAGGTAGTAAGTGCCGGGCTCGACCACATCCCCCATGACGAACGAGAATGTCCCGTTTTCAACGGTGACATCTTGGTATAGCGCCACTGTTTCATCGTTGGACAACGTGAGCTTGCCAGTGCCGGACAATTCCATGCGTTTCCTGTCATACCCTAAGATTTCAAAACCAAATACAGAAGTGGTGTCCCCAGATTTTAGGACATTACCCCCGTCAATTTGGTTAATAGAGGTCATGAGTTTTGCCATAAGCTAGTCCTCATGAGGTTTAGTGTAGGATAGTGCTCGCTCGCTATCGCTAAGACCTTTCGTTGTTGGGTCTGGGAACATATTCCAGACATTGAATAGCGTCAACCCCACCAAATATGGATTGGACAAGAATTTTCCAAGCAATCCAAACAATGCCCCCCAGCTAGTAATATCTTCAAATTTGATGCCAAAATAAGCCAAAACTGGCAACACCAAGGCGAGTGCAAAACGTGTTACAAATGCACGGTTTTTAAAACGAACAGACCAATTAATTTTCATGTTAATTCCTCACTTCTAAATTAATGTATTTCTTATAAAGGGCATCAATGTACCCGTTGCCACCTAGTTTTTTATAGCTACTGTGCATTTTGTGAATTACATCGGAATTGTGAACAGTGGTATATCCGCGCTCTAATTCTTTGTTAATGTCACGCTCAAGGCGTAGATACATAGTTACCAAATGCGCTTCATCATGCACTACCAGCTTGTCGTTTAACTCGTTGATTTTCTCGCCGTTGAATTTTCCTAATTCTTGAACGACTTCAACGGATTCTTGAATAGTGTTTAATTCCCCTTTTAACTCACTAAACTGCTCTTTGTTTAAGTTCGCTGATTTACTAGCTTTCATCCCAAACCAGCCCGTCGCTACCACACCCACGGTTGGGGCAAGGTGAGCGATTAAATCTGAAACATTCAATGAGCAACACCTCTTTTAACTATTCTTTTGTCAATTGAGCCAAGAGCTCGTCATCCTCAACCATAAGAGCGATTTGCTCTTTTACTTTTGGTTTCAAAACTTTAGGAACTTTTGCGAATGGGTAATACCCTGCGACAATGTTAATTGCAAATAATTTAGCCATCATATCTTTTTCTCTTTCTATTACTTCTTTAGTTATCTTTAATTTCACCGATAGACGTTTCAGCCAAATCTTCATCAGTTAGTACCTCTTTCTCGTACAATTTAGAAATGACGTTGATTAGTGTAAGCTGCGCTGTCTTCGATTGCTCTTGCTGTTTCGTCATTTGCGCTTCCATCTTAGCAATCGTCTCAGCGGCTTTTTTATTTAGAACGTTGTATTCTTTGATTTTGTCATCAAGCTCATTAAATTTCTCTGTTTCAGCACGTTGTGGGAAATTTTCTTGATAGATTACTTCTAGCGCTGCATTTAATAGCTCGGTGTTTGACAAGTCGATTTTTTCGACCGGTAAAAAGACGGGAATGATAGCCCCGTCTGTGTTTTTTAAGACCACTTTGGTGGCGGACGCTGCACCGCTTGCATCGTACTCTTGAGATTTCGAAGCGTATTCAAATTTCATAGATTAACCTTTCTGTTTATAGCATAATTGTGAGCTGACCGAGATAATTTGTGTCTTTTTTCGTCCCTAGCGCTGCAATCCAGTTACTATCTTTATTAATTTGAACATGGATGTCTGTTTCGGGTGTTACAGACCAACCAGAAATTGTAAACATATAACTTTGCGGCGCCGTAAACACCGTGGCTGGCAATTCAGCCATTTTCATATCCCCACCCGTACCAGTGAAATTATATTTAACTGTCAACACATCTCCAACACGCTTATAGAAACTTCCTTCAACTCCAGCGGGTTTCCATCCAGTGTTGATTAGATTTGTGTTTTCATTCCTAGCGAACTCTTTCCATGGCTCCCAATCGTCGATTTTTTTCGACCATCGATGGTGTCTGAAAAACAATTGCCCATTGTTGCCCCAAAAAATCTGGATAGCCTCTTTGTAGCCATCTGTGTTTTTACCGTAGTTGCTGTAATGGAATAGATAACCCCACTGACCATTAGGGTTGCCGGGCGCTGACCTGTCAATGTAATACTGTCCGGGCTGGTCAAGATAGTTAGCGTTGGTTACGTTAGGTTTGCCATCTATCCATTTCGGAGCGCCATTATTGCTAGTCAGCTGATATTGCTGAATTTGACTGTTGTTAGCATAGATATCACCTGCAACATCAAGAGCCCCACGCTCACGGACTTTGGCAACACCGAGACCCGATTGATCGTAAGAAAGCGCCACGCTCTCAACGGGAACAGGCGCCTTGAAATTTGCATCAGTGAATTTGTCTTCTAAAACAGCTAAGATTTCCCACGACTGATTAGCAGCATATACACCCGCTAAATTAGCGGAGGAATTGACTAAACTTGAAACACCAGCCCAATCCCCAGAGGCAGGACCGGTGTCTGTTGTGTAAGTCTCCTTACCGTAAGGTGTCACCTTAAAGGTTAATCTCATGGTGTTTTTTTGAACACCATTAACCGTCAATGGCGCAATTTTAGCATTTCTTAAAACTTGCAAGGTGCTTGATGTAGCACCAACCCTTGTCACGTCGAATTTTAGCGATGGTGCGAAATACTCAAGGATAGTAATTGTTTTTTCAATCGGTGCGCTTGTGCGCCCACGGCTATCAGTAACAGTTGCTCTAATGGTTAATTGGCCGTTGAAATTCATAATTCCAAAACTGCCACCGTTGGAATTAACTGCTTGATTACCCCCAACAATTTCAGCTCTATATTGTTTAATTGTTGAACCGTAAACACCAGTGGCACCATCGAATGTCACTTTGATATCAGACATGATTTGAACGAAGTGCACCGAGCTTGTAATGAGATTCCCTGCTACTGCATTAGTATCTGTCAGTGTTATTCCGGATAGTTTTGGTTTGATGTCGTCAGCTACTGTTAACGATAGGCACTTGATATCCCTTGACATCTCACGCCCGTTTTCGTAAGCAATGATAGTTACCTCTCCGAAACCGCTAGTGTTATCTGGAAGTTGGTCATACAAAGCTGTTTCTGGTGTCCATGTGTAGCTTGTTTCAATATCATCCCCAGCTACCTTTTTATCATAATTCCCAAAACGAACCCAAATTGAGTGTCTATACGTGCTCTGCTTGCGGTTGATGTTGATTGTTACGGGCTTTCCGATAACGGCTGTAATATCGCTTGTAGAACTTCCTCGAGGAATGTCAGTAAGTTTGTATGAGATTCCGCTAACTGTTAGCGTATTCGGGCTGTACCCGCCACCACCAGTAAACTGTGCCATAAACCCGAACGT